CTTCATTTATAGATAAAAACAGTCATTAAAATATTGTACATATATTTTAATGAAGGTTCATACCCTTGATATAGATAGTGGCGAAAGAGATACCAACGTGTACGCGTACGCGAACAATTATACCGTGACTCTCAAAGAACCTATTTATGACGTGACACAAATTAAATTAGTGTCTGCTCGTATACCTACAGCACAATTGACTACATCTGCTACGAATAAAACGTTTAGTATCCACGACTCAGGTGCCCCAAATGACCTAATTGAGGTTACCCTCAATGAGACTAATTATGCAGATGGAACTGCTCTCGCAACGGATCTTGACACCCTCATGCAACCACCAGCAACGTGTATAGATCAGGTTGTATTTGACGCAGATACACAGGCTCTCACGTTTTCAAACACAACTCAAGCATCTAGTAATACCTTCTCCTTCAAGTTCTTCGATGGTACGAATGGTTATTTGAGTAATACAGTCGTGACGACACCACATCAAGTTATGGGATTTTCTTCTAAAAATACGAAATTGGGTGGTAGTGTAGTATCGGGTGCAATTAACATAGGGGGGCCTAATTCTCTCATTCTTCGCATCTCATCTAGACCCGACGAGTTTACGAAAACTGTGTATTCAGCGTCGCCATTCTATACCGGTCATATTCTTATGGATGGTACAGACGTTGTGAACTTCAGTGGTACAGACGACCCACTCACACACGAGTTCTACAGTGGACCACAGAAGTATATAAAGGAACTCCAATTGAAGTTCTTCTATATGAGTAATGGACGTCTCATCCCATATGATTTCAGAAATCAAGATCACATTTTGAAATTTGAAATTACATGTTCTACAGATAAGTTAGAGGGTCTCCCTAGAGTTCCCCTGGAAGTTGTTGAAAAGGAGATGTCGGCACCAATAAGCACCCCCGAAATTGTGGAAGGTGTTTATAAGTGGAAAATGGAGTACATTTCCATCGGTATTATTATATTCATGGGTTTCGTTCTTCTACTCCTTATGAAACGTAAGCCAAAAATTAGCGGGTAACCGCGTAGACAGGTTGAGCAGGTTTGGAAACACGAGTAGAGATACTAGCGATGACCAAGTAGACCGCGATAGAGAGGAGGGTGGTGAGAATCGCAGTGAGGGCGTACTGAGAACCACCATTCTTGGGCACCTTGATCACCTGTTGAATGAACCAGCGGGTGAGGTCCATCCACGACATTGCAGCGGCGAATGAGAATCCCGCAACGATGGAGTTGAGGGATTGAGTTTCGAGTTCCTGGGAGACCAGGTTGACAGTCTTCATAGCTTGAGCGGAAACAGCGTCCATGATGGGTTTTATAACATAGAGGTAGAAAATTTTATTCAGGTAATAGATCTTCCTTTTGTACTAATTTTTTATACTTCGGTCTCCTGACCATTGATGACTTTGCAAATATTTGCTCTTCATCATCTGAATCTCCATCACTACTGGATTCCGATTCGTCTTCATTTGTTACCTTAAATGATTTATATTCGGAATTCGTCCAACCTTCTGGCTCATCAGGCTCCGATGTACTCATTACTATCAATGGCATTTTTTAACATCTGTTCTGTCGGGTTTTGGGGGATCCAAGTGTCCCACGTATCAAATGCCTCATTTACCTGAATGAACCCTGGGTCAGAACCCGAGTACCTAATAAACTCTGGGCATTCATCTGGTTCAACATCCTCCTCGCCTTCATCCTCATCTGAGACTTCTTCATCATATATTTCTGGCATGATAGAACCAATTGTCGTACCAACCGTCTTCATTGCACAATACTTCATCGCATATTCCATGTCTTCTGAAAGAATTATATCTCTTCCACAAGCTTTGCAATATTCAGCTGCGAGTAAAGTACTCTTCTCTATAACGGGTTGAACGATGTTAATCATATCAGAAATGTACCGCTCCATCATCCCGTCACCCATATCACCGAAACCAGTTTGCATATTCATTTTAATATTTAAGGTCAAAAAGAGTTGTAGCAATTCCCTCACCAACACGAAGAATGTTGTGGCTCAGTGCGTAGACTCTCAGTTGTCTTGCATAATCTGCACAAGGTGTCAGACTTAGGTTAAGGATTTGCTCTTTCACGAGACTGAAATTAACCTGTCCAGTTGGATACCACTTTTCTGGTTCTAAAGCAAAACTATATGAGTAAAACCGCCTGATGAGTTGTGTTTTGGAGTGGTGAATTGCGGCCTGAACTGCTTTTAAAAATATGACATTACCAGTTTCTTGTGTGATGATTGGCTGACCGTCTAGATCAAGTTTGAGATAGTCAAGATTTTCATACAGTATATATTTACCACCTGTATCTGCGAGTGTATTATCGTAGTCAAATGGGGTAATAAACTCACCCTCAGCTGTTCCAATATCACCTTGTCTCTGAATCACAAAGTAAAGTTCCTTCACTGGGTTGACAAAATCTAATTTGAAACCACATTCCTGTTCACCTTGAGCGATATTAAATATATTCTGTTGCACCTGTGTAATCACGTAATCTTTCTTTTCCGTCTCTAGTTTGATTCTGTCACATGGTTCTAAGAATATCACTTCTGCACATAATCTAAAATCTTTGAGGTGGATACTTCCAGGTGTCACGGGTTGAAGTGACCCATTGGAACCTTTTATGATCAGGTGATCATGGTCGCGAAGTTTAATCTCAACTTCAACTTCTTGCTTTTTTATGGCACATAGGGGTATTGCCAATTCTGGGTTGTTATAGAAGTAAAAGGGTAAATCTACAAAGAACTCATCTTCTGTATTAGCTGTACCAATCACACCAAGGATGTCTTTATCTGATACCCTCTCTGAGGATGTGCGTTCTGGGTATTTCCCAATCAACTCCCTGAGGGCTCTCTGTTTCGTTTGGGTGACATTATGTTCAGTGTAAATCTGAAGATAATCACTTGGTAACCGCTGAATCACCTTTCCACCTACGATGAGATCTGCGTGCTCTATGAGAGCATGACCGATAGACTCTATAAATCGTGGGTCATCATAAATTAATGTGGAAATAGTAGGTAACTTCATCTTCACACTCAGAGTTGTCAATAAATCACCGGTATTTTGAGCAACCTTAAATCTCGCTTTACCCCCAAAATCAACAGTGGTTTCTGGATCTATATTCACATATTCTCTTGCAAAGTTTGAATGTTTTCTGAAACTCTGCAAAAAGTATGTATAGTCTGGATTAACTGTGAAGAACCTATCTTGTGGTCCAGAAGCTAAAAGTTGTACACGACCAGCCATTACTAATATAACATTCTAAAATTTTAAACCTGCTAAACCGCCATTCACCCGAAGTATGTTATAATTGACTGCATACACTCTAGTGTTATTATTGTCAACTGCATTAATTGGATCTATCTGAATCGTGAGGAGCTTGTGAGATATTCTACTCATGTTGACTTGTCCGGTTGGGTAATACACCTCAGGTTTGAGACCAAAACTATACATAGCAAACTCCGATTGTTTATAATCTGTACCGGCTACATATTCTGGGGGGCTCACGTGATGCTTTAGAGCCTGTTCATACACGAGAAACTTACGATCTCTATCAAACACCATCTCGTTATTGAACTTGAGTTTCACATTTGAAATAGTGTTGTACCGATTTGCGTGATTGTTGCTAACAGCTTCTTCTGATTGTGAGACAAAGAATAGTTCCCTCACTGGGTGTGAAAAGTTGAGCATAACAGATTTGGTATTTTCACCAGGTTTCATGACAAATTTAGACATTTGAACTTGTGTAACAACATAGTCAATTGGTCTATTCATGAGATAGTCACGTTCTCTATCAGTGAGAAATACAAACTCTGTGTCTATAGAACACTTTATCAGATTCGCAGAGACATTCCCTGATGCACCACCCTCAATGAGTTCCGGGAGAGATCTTAACTTAATTTTAACTTCAACCAGTTGTTTTGTGAGTGCACATGTTGGTATAGATAGACTCGGGTTACGGTAAAAGTAAAATGGAAGGTCCATAAAGTATGTGTAATTACCAGTGTAACTCAACAACCCACCGTGACCATTTAGAAAGTAAACAGTCTGATCAGTGTCATCATCAGTGTTGTTAAGCTGCTGATGCATGTAAATGTATTCCCCTGTAATCTTTTCAATAGTCTGACCCCCTATAAGAAGTTCGGCACTCTCCACCAAATGTGAAATAATAGAGGGGCACCATTCATCACCTCCAGGGGAGGGATCGTCTAATGTGACTTTTAGGGTCATATTACTAATGGCATCACCTTTATCATTTGGTATGCGATAGTGAAGAGTCTTACCAAAATCTAGATCAATACCATCAAATTGACATTCTACATAATCAATAGCGAACTTTGTGTGTCTCCTAAAATTCATTAGGAAATACGAAAATTGTGGTTCACCTGTAAGCCACTGGTCTTGGACTCCGGTGGCAGCAAGTCTCAAGCGACCTGACATTCCTATAGTATGTGAGTAAAATTATGTTAAATAAAACGAGACACTACTGTAGAATGAATCTTCAATTGAAGAAGTTCAAACCAGAGACGATATCAGATGACAGGGTGTGTGTATTTATTGGAAAACGTAATACCGGTAAATCAACCCTAGTGAAAGATATCATGTACCATAAGAAACATCTTCCAGCTGGTATAGTTCTCTCAGGAACGGAGGAGGGGAATCACTTTTATTCGGAGTTTATACCAGATCTATTCGTGTATGGTGATTATGATAGAGACGCTATAGAGCGGGTCATGGCAAGACAGAGAAAATTAGTGGGTGCAGGTAAACCAAATTGTGGTGCTTTCATGCTTCTAGATGATTGCATGTATGACAATAAGTTCCTCAAGGATACATGTATTAGACAATGTTTCATGAATGGGAGACATTGGAAGATTTTCTTCATGTTGACCATGCAGTATTGTATGGATCTCCCACCAGCACTGAGAGCTAATGTTGATTATATATTTTTACTAAGGGAAAATATCCTTCAAAATAGAGAAAAATTGTATAAATCCTTCTTTGGTATCTTTCCCAATTTTGATATGTTCAATAAAGTTATGGATGCGTGTACAGAAAACTATGAATGTCTCGTGTTAGATAATACAGTAAAATCAAACAAGATACAGGATTGTGTATTCTGGTACAAAGCAACTGTTCGGAAAAACTTTAGAGTTGGTCATCCAGATTTATGGAAACTTCATAACAAAATGTTCAACCCCAAGTATCTCCAACAGAAAGAGGATGATGCTAAGAAGGCTACTAAAAAGACAAATCTCAAAATTACAAAGACGAAATAACAAAGATAAACTCTACAACTTTATTAGAACGATTCTTTAGGTTACGACTTCCTCTGTAACAATTATAATCAATTTCAATCTTCTCATAGGTATATGGTTTGAGAATTTCATCCCATTCATCGGGTTTAATAAACCCCTCATTATTATAAGACACCAAGGTATGTTTAGCTTTTTCAGTAGCCAATTTTAAGGTAAGTTCCATAGCCTCTCTAATTTGCTTTTTGTAATTATACTGACTTTTGTTCCAATCCACTGGGATACCTGATACTTTTGAAACTGTATGAGGTCTTTCATTTGTACAAATGAGATTTAACATGAAATAATTTGAACCATAAGGGTGTTGATTATATGGTGGATCCAAGTAAATGAGATCTACCTTTGGTAATTCCCTCAAAAAGTCACATGCATCTTTACGATGTACTTCAACTTCTCTAGCGGGTTCAAGCCATATTGGGGTTTGAACCTCAATTCGTTTAGTAATTCGGTCTACAGCGTGTCCACCCTTCCCACCCCACCCACCTTTATGATAACCCTTGAATACCCCAGATGTATTCGTATGAATACTCGCTTTCACCAGAAGTGGACCTAGACAATAAGGTTTTAGATTTCCGGGTACATTTTTTTCAATGTAGTCAATCATAGCGTCAATTCTGTGAGCATTTTCTGGTGTATAAAAGCACCTCTCACATGAATCATTTGGTGAATATAGGTCGGTGATAAGTCCATTTTTAGCAGATAATGTATTCATACAATTAATATGTTCAATAATATCTTCCTGATCACACCAAGATGGTGTTTTCAAAAAACATTGGGATAAAACTTCACAATATCTCTCAAGATCATTTACATATAACTTTTTACAGTGTGTGAGAAACATCCTTGATACTACACCAGATCCAGAAAATGCATCCACAAATGTTTCAGGTTTTAATCTCTTCACTACATCTTCTATAGTATCTACTAGCTTCCTCTTATTACCTATGTATGTTATCATAGGTTGGTGAACATAATTTTTCATATCTACTGTGATAGAGGATAACTTCCTTAAGTGACTCCTGTGCAACATGTTTCATAATTTCCAGACGTTCACCTGCTTCCCATATAGAACTTTTGTGGGGGAACTCATCATACTTATGGGTTTTAACACAAAAAGTTGCAAACTCTCGGTTAACATCCTTTCTTATGTCTATTTTTGATATCATCTCTGACACGTCAAAACTGGTATCCTTTTTCATTTCCCAAACTAATGGTTTTCTTCCAAAGTTTGAGAGTGGACCGATTCTGTGAATTATACTTTCACTGCTATGGAAGTCGCAACCAGCAGCAAAGACCAAATAAGGTGAAATTGGTAAGTCTTTGAATAGATGCCATGATGCATTCAGATTTTTGAATACTCTCTCGATCGCATTACCTAAACCTTGTTTTTTCATGGTCTGTGAGAGCCTTAGATCATTTGTACCTTGGTATTTGTCTTCTACGATCAGGAAACAATATTTATTGTTATCGATGACAATAAAAAATATACCACCATCCGGACTCATGAAACACCTGTCATTATCATATCCTTCAATCAATTCCGAAACCCTGATACTTTTCTGCCAGTGAAACGTGGCATTTATACCAAGTTGTTTTATACAGTCAGAACAAAAACGTTTAAAATCATCCAGGGTACAGTTTAACGTGTACTCGGAATCCTTACACACCCCAGAAGCAATAGCCGACCCCTGGTGAATAGTTTGTAAATGCGACATACTTTTTTTGTACTTAAGCGCGTAACTTAGGTAATCTGAAAACATACGACTATAATAGATGTCTCGTGATAATATAAACACCCTCAATCTTTCTGATAGTGGTGACGGAATGGTACCTTTACAAGACAAACCCACTACTAATTTTATCAATAATGATTACCCTCCTCCAAACCGCGAAGCGTTTTCACACTCCGAAAAAAATGTGGGTCAAAGTAAAGAGACGACAATGGATTCTACCCCTATTAACGATTTAATGATGGATCCCCCAATGATGATGGAAGAACCCAAGATGCAGGGTATGATGCCACAGATGACTGCCCCTAATCCTCAGGGTGCTTACGCTGCCCCCCAGGCGCAGCAGGCCAAGCCAGAGAGCAAGAACCCCTTCGGTCTCACCGATGATCAGATGATTGCCCTTGTTGCGGGTGCTGCCACTGCCCTCGCGGTGTCTAAGCCTGTTCAAGATAAGCTGGTGACCTCTATTCCCAAGTTCCTTAACGAACAGGGGAGTAGAAGTGTGGTTGGTCTTGCATCTACTGGTGTAGTTGCGGCTATTGTATTTTACTTTGTGAAAGACTACGTCGTGAAGCATTAAACATTAGGAGTAGATTCCCAACCCATATTAGAATAGATTGATTTATCAATACCCGAATAATAGGTAATTAAAGCTCCTACGGATAACATCCCCATGAGCAAGGCATTCGTTTTAAGTGTCTTGCCCTTGTCAGTCCCGTATTTTTTCAGATCTTCCTTAGTTTTCTTAAACAACTTGTTAAAAACGTATGTGAGAATTAAAGCGATTACACTGGTGGCGAAGAAGAATGAACGATCTACCGCGAGCTGTGGTACACGTCCAACCATCATGTGGAATACATTAGGAATAACCACAGTCAACCATATCAGGTTAACGTAGTAGTTGGTGAACACATTTGGTATCTGAGTAACACCATATATAGCAACCCAGTACCCGATTGCCACTAACAAAACGTTCATTGGTGTTTTCATTTGCTATGTACCAATATTATTTATCCTGTACGTGTGAACCACAGAACTTTTTCATTTCTGGTATCTTTTCATATATACCGAGGTTCACACATATATCCCGAAGTTCTATGTAATTATTCCAATACTCATCTGAATGGGAATACTCATCAACTGTACAGTGAGCCAATTCATGTATGAGGACATGGAAGATTTCATTTACCTCACCATCTAGGCATATGACAATCTCCTGTCCTTTATTAGTATTATAACCAACCGCACCATTCATTGATTTCATTCCCGTGAGAGGAACTGGTCTCTGTAACATATTAAACTTGGGGTGATCTATGTCGGTGAAATGTTGCCTGAGAACTTGGTATTTCTCTTTGACCTCAACGAGTTCGCGTGGTTCTCTAGTTGTAGCAAGTATATACACGTTTATAAGAATTAATATAATGAATGCGATCATCTTTTATATACAAATATAAATTTACTATACAGTTCTGAAATTGGGTTATCTGTCAAACCCTCCCACAATTCTAATTTAAATCCCAACTCTTCTAGGTGTGTCACGAGTAAGTCTTTGTACGCCACGGGTTCTGAACGCGGTCCATCTGCATAGAAAGGTGTGTCTACCAAGTTTACAAATAACTTTTCACCAAAACCTCCATTACCATGGTCTTTCATCAAGAAAAAATTACCCATGTCATCTTTGAGAGGTGTTCTAAATATAATCTTTTCAGAATCTGGAATAATCCCAATGAGACGTGCACCAGGTTTCATTCTCTTTTTGATTTCCCTGATTGAAGTGAAAAACTTTTCCCTCGTTTCAAAAATATAATGAAGTGAAAAGTTGTAGCAGAGAATATCATACTTCCTATTTGGACAATTGTGAATGTCACCCTCATAAAAGTTCACCCTCATATGCATATTCTTAGCGCGTGACTTGGCCTCCACGAGGGCTTCTGGTTCCGGGTCACACATACTCATATTTGCTCCACACTTGTGCCACTTCTGTAGATCCCCCCCAAAACCACAACCAACATCTAGGATCTGATCTCCATCTCTAGTAACAGATTGGATCAGATCCCTCTTCGCATTGTTGTGGTTTTTTCGGATTTCCTCCATCTTATATTTTTATGGTGTAATTCTTTTACTTAGGAGGTCTAAATGCTCATTAGATGTTATTTCAATTAAATCATCTTTCGTATTCGTGTAATTAAGCCACCAACCCTGATACGAGTTTCCATCAGCATCGCCTTGCCTTTTAATCACATTTTTATCACATAATTCATTAAACTTTGTACGATCCAAAAAGAACCAATGTATTTCATGATAAGCAATACCACACAATAATAAAAAAGACCAATTATGTTTAGGTTCTATATGTTGCCACTTCCATGATTTATCTTCAACAATCCAATTTCCCGCAGTCTTTTGTTCAACTCTCAGGTTCGAGGGTATATGAATATGATCATACCCCGACTTGTGAGTATCATCTTGAAGTCTTGAACCAAGTGACGGGAAAAGATACTTAGCATAATGCTCACATTCGGTTCCCTTACCACTACCTTTTAGAATAAAATGTATAATTTCTTTGGGGCTTTCCTTGTCCATATACTTTATAATCTGAGGAGGATTCTTCGTAATAATATTTTGTCTTGATGCCACAAATTTTGGCAATATACTCATACCTACTATAACGTTAAGAAATATATGAATATGAGAGAGTGAACTGATTATAATAGTAACATTGACTTCCATATTTCAAAATACACTTAAAACTTTAACACGACTGATTCACAATGGAGAAGATTATAAATGATGATATTTTGAAAGTACTTAGGACTCTAGATGACGAAAGTGCTCAAATTGTCATCGCTGATCCTCCGTATAATATTGGGAAAGACTTTGGAAACAATAGTGATAAACAACCGATGGATGAATATCTTCCATGGTGTGATGAATGGATTGAGGGGTGCCTCCGAGTTTTGAAGAAGGATGGAACAATGTTCATCTATGGATTTAGTGAGATTTTGGCGCTCATTTTAGCTCGTATTCCCCAAAAAGTGAATAGAAGATGGCTCGTTTGGCACTATACAAATAAGACGGTCCCCAAGCTCAATTTCTGGCAGAGATCCCACGAGAGTATCATTGTACTTTGGAAAAGTGATAAAGTGTTTCACCGAGACGATGTGAGGGAGCCCTACACAGATGGTTTTGTCAAGGGTGCAGCAGGTAAGAAGAGACCAGCTACAAAAGGTAGGTATTCAAATGGTGAAAATACGACTACATATACAGCGCACCCCGGGGGTGCACTTCCTAGAGATGTTATTAAAATGCCAACCCTCGCGGGTACCTCTGGAAAGGGTGAGAAGGTAGATCATCCAACTCAAAAACCCCTAGAGCTCTGTGAGAAACTCCTAAAGTCATGTAAACAAGATCCAGAGAAGGGGTTTGTACTTATTCCATTCGCGGGGTCTGGGAGTGAATGTGTAGCTGCCAATAAGCTTGGTCTACCATTTATTGGTGTTGAGATTAATGAAGAATATGTAAAACTCATAAATACGAGACTTCAAAATCAAGGTAACTTGAGCTGTACATCTTCTAATGAAATTGTAGAGGATGGTAACCAATTAAACAAGTAGTAATGAATACTAGAACTTCCCAAAAGAAACTTCTGCTTCTCTAGATTTGGTATAGATTGACCAATGTCTAAAGTAGTAAACAAATCATAACCCAAGTTCTTTGCGATGATGAATGCATCATTGTAAACATCTCCAACTATATAGAATGAATATGCCTGATAAATAGTAGATGTACCATCTTTCCGCTCATTTGGTATATCATAGAATGAAATGAATGTATCATCCGAATCATTTATATATGAATTGGCTGGAAGTATCCAATGTTTTACCCATTCGTTATCAATGACTGGAGCAACCTTGAATTGTTTGAAGTGATTTTGTAATATCTTGGTAACCCTCGGAATATCTTTTATTTCCATTTTTCTAAATTCAGATGTACCACGAACTTCTAGATACTTCTGTTTAGTTTTATTTGTAACTTTATAGAATCCAGCATCTGAAAGTTTTTTTACGTTGAGGATACGATGCCAATATGTTGATTTCACGAGGGGTGTTGGTATTTTAGTCACAGCAGTGTATACCGCCTGCCACACACCTTTTGTATTAGCGATTCGTTTCATCTCACCTATCAACAGTGGTGCAAAACCCATAGTTCTGAAATCATCGTGGACACAAAGGAAATTAATTTGAACCATGTTTAGTATGTCTTCACATACTCGTATCTTACTTGGAACACTAGAGATAAATCCGATAAGTTCTTGAGTCTCATCATGAACAATACCCCTATTTTCATAACCTTGTGACTCAGCTGCCCACTTTAAAGTTTCAAGTGAATACTTAAGTATGGAGGATTCACTTGTTAGGTAGTATTCATTCAACAGTGGGTGTGCTTCTTCAACGGAACACACTTTCCATGAAAATCCATCGGGAAGCTTTATGGGTTCTGTCACAATCTTCTTATCCTTTTCAATCTCTCGCCCCTTTTCGTAGTTGACACCTTCTTGTGGAACCGGTTGTTTATCCCAAAATGTTCTCATTATTTTTCAATAGTCTATCCCTTTTAAGTTGGCTTAAAGTTTTAGAGAGTGAATAGTATATAAGATGTCTCTCGAGCAGGATTACACTACCGTCCCGGGACAGCTCTATGCGTGCCTTTCCGTCGTAGGCCCTGAGGCTCCCCAAAAGAATGATAAGTTTGGTATTAAGATTCGTGGGACTTTTGCTTCTCGTGATGAGGCTGCTAACCACGCGAAGCGTCTCCAAAAGGAGGATTCTACCTTTGATATCTACGTTGTTGATATGTACAAATGGCTCCTCATTCCACCTGATCCATCAAAGATTGAGGATGTTCATTACACTAACGAGAAGCTTGAAGAGATTATGACGGGTTATAGGGATAACCAACAGGAGGCTACTCGTATGTTCAATGATCGTAAGAGGGATATGATGGATTCTAAGAGTTTCCTCAAACCGGGTGATGAGAACTCTAAGTTTTATACTAAACCAGATGAAGCACCTCTCAGCCATCCAGCTGATATCATTGAGCGTCTCAAGAAGGAGAAGCCCGATGCCCAGATGGAAGATCTCGTCAAGGAAGCTGATGAGATTGTCGCGAAGGAGGTTGAAGAGCGACGTAAGAAGCACGAGGCCGAGGCTGAGGCTTCCACGAGTGGTACCATCAAGGAGTCTGAGGAGGAGGGCGAACCCGAGGTTTCTTCTGCATAATTAAAAAAATATCCACATACAGTAAACAAAATGTGGAAAATAGTTGTTACTATCATTTTGACGAGTATATTCTTCGTTTTGTTTTTTGAACCGTATTTAAAATTTAATATTGATTTCAATTCAAAAAACAAAGTGAGTACAGCAAAGGGTTTTATAGAAGATACTAGGGATGCATTCATAATGCCGAGATACCCCACACAGGTCATAGATCGTGATATAACGGGTGAATTACAACCCATCTATGGTGATATTG